CCGTGAAGCAATACAACTAAGTATAGCGTCTCCATGCAAAGCATAGGATCAAACTACTATAAAGATAGTAGACACAGCACTGACCACTGTGTTTTATAGTTTAATGTCATCTCGGACATAGCTAAATCAATAGCTATAGTTTAATGTCATTGCGGACAATTTGAACAACTCTATGGCAAAGGGGTAGGCACAGAGTTGTACATGTACACGGCGGGTACATTGATAAAGAACACAAAGTTCATATCTGTTCCCGCCGCGCAATACAAATCAACGAACGTATCGTTGAACGAATTTGTTTCGGTTTGATAGAGAGTCTGAACTCTCATAGCATCATTAAGGGAGTCATCCGTAGAACTGCCAACACTACGCGTGTCTGGAGAATTCATAATGAACTTAACGTTGCTGTACATGGGTAGCATTGTAGTAATACCACCCTGGGTGACCTGATTGGTCATCGTCATACCTGAATTACCAGCCAACTGATCCACTTGAATGGATTGCTTTAAAGCCCCATTGCCAGCAAAAGGTATGACTGATTCGGCAATTGAGGAATTATGTGGTCCATGCTCACGTGCACAAATCACAGTTTTACAATCCTGTTGGCCATTGGCATTAACAGAATACAAAACCGACCCTCGTACACCAACAAAGCATTGGCCAATCCACGTCATAGGTAACCAGTTCGTATAATTATACGGTTCTGGTAACGATGACAAAATTCCCATAGCCGAATCTATGCCATTAACGTCATAACCTGGGTACAGCGGCAAACGAGCCAACTTGAAAGTACTCAAGTATATAGTATTTATGGCCGAACCTGAACTAGCAACAAGCCTCTTATAAAGGCTCTGTCGCCGCATAACTTGGCGTAAGGAAACAACAGATTCCCCGAAATACACCAAATTTATATTTGGGTCGGCAATAGACGGTTTGACTCCCATTTCGTGTACGGTACTATCGATATCCATACGAGAATCATAAGATTGGACAGAGTATGGTGAATATGAAGTATCTACTTCCTTTGGTACAGCAAACTCCAGATTATCGGCACCCTTGACGAAAACCAACATATTAATATCAGCAGATGTTATTGGTGAAGTTTGACGATTCAACACACGAACGGTTATAATCCCATTGTGGTTGACACCAACATCAGCCGTAGAAGTCGATGCTGCCGCATAATGGATTCCTTTACCAGGTTTGACGCGCAGATACGCCAGAGCTTGTGTATAAGGAACGCGAAATTCCACATCCGTTTCTTCAGTAATGTCCACGATTTTCGTGTACGTTTCGGTGGTGTAATCACCTGCCGCACCAATATTTCCATGGGGGTCCCAATTAATACGAACCCTACCACGGTGATATTTCGTACATATGAACTTGAAACGGAAAATAATATCCCCACGCCAATATTCAAACATGTCAGACACATGGGACATGGGAGTATTCCAAAGAATATCCGTAGGTCCCGTAGTATCTGTCTTGTACAAGGCGGGAGACACTTTAGCGTAGAAAAGTCCATCATTGATAGAACGAGCGCTAGTCCATGTGGATTCAAACAACCATGCCTCACGAGCACAAAAATTACTAATTACGAGCTCATCAGCAGTTGTCGCACCAGCAATAGCTGGATCAATAGACAATTCGTTCTTAGAATCAAGCGTTAGTTTATCTATTGGCATACCAATATCAGTAGATGCTAGATTCGGAAAAGGCGCTGGTTGAAACTGATGAATATCATCAATCACTGGGGTGTTGGTATACCCGAACAGCGAAGCAATCTTCGAAACGGCCTCTGCAGCGTGCGACGTAGCCGTAGCAAATGGTCCGATAATTGGAACATCACTCAGCATCGAGGTGGCCCTCGCAATAGCTGAAGCGGGTTTCGAAACTACTCCATCATCTTGGTATTCGTCCTTAGACTGAACAGCCAAAGCCACGGTTGGTCCCGCGACTTCGATGTTTTCCGCCCAAGCATAAACAACAATCTCAATATCACCCGTGGCCCCATTCGCATTGGCCAAGCTTCCAAAAGATTGGAAACTCATCTTACCCATATCAGTCAGGTCAGTAGCCGATGTAGCATCCAACCAATTCTTATAATAGAGGAATGGTAGAACCATTTCTCCACCTTGAGAGTCCTGAGGATAAATCCAAATATGAGGACGCTGGGAGTAGGCGGTTTTCTCCTCTCCAAAAGCACCTTGTGGCGTGAAACCTGGAGCAAAATTAGTCAAAGGCTGATATGAAGCCAACGCACACCCGTAAAAGAACGGTGATGCATTGACAACAAATTTTAGATGCAAATTACACCGAACCAGATAATAATTATCTAATTTCCGCTTTATGGCAGGTTGACTAAAATATAGGTGCCACGGATCAAAGTTATCAGCCAATTGATCCAAAGTGGAACCAACTGTCCAAGACTGAGTCGCGATTTGTACAGGCCTCTTTAGGTAATTACCTAAAGTGACATTTTGACTTTGATCGACTTGGATCCTCGACAAATCATTAGGTATTGTCAAAATAGGATCATTTTGTCCATCAAAACCAACATTTTCCTCCTGCATTGTGTCACCGGTGGCATCAGTTGTCATTTCAACAACTTCTGCACTTTGCACAACACACCGAGAAGGTGTGAAACAATCAAAAAACGATGATTGTTTGTCTTCCCCATCGAATGATTCATATATTCGAGGGGTAGTTTGGTTTTCCTGTTGAGTTTTAAGATCTCCATCTTTCAATTTGTTATCTGAGTGCAACATAAAAGTAATACGATTATCCTGTGCCTTTATCACTCTAAGGTGGGCTTATAATCATAGGCCCCAGTGGTTCTACTCATGCTACGTTAAAATTCAAAGAATATGCATGAACGAATGTTATAAAACCACATCCGCACAGACACAAGCGCTTCGCTTGTGAGTTTGACATTTTCTAATCAAGATGGCCAGAGGACGATACTGCACCATTTTATAGAGGTTAAAACGAATAAAAGACCTCTATTAGTTTATTGTCATTTCGGACATTTGTATTACTTTTATTGGCTTTGAACCGACCAAGTTTGGTCATCAGATCCAAATATGCCCTGATAGGACTTACACTTCCTAGAACGATGGATAAAATCATAACACAAACTGGAATAGGTTGGGAAAGTGGAATCTTGAACCCACAATTCCCATCCTAAATCCTTAACTAAATCTTTCAAAAGATAGAGCTTTTCGTTATAAATTTTCTCACCGTACCAAAAGTATTCCCTTAACGCACTTGATATGACGTCTATTCCTTGAACCTCTTTAGTGATGGATTTGGAACGAGTCCAAACCATAAGAGATTTCTCAATAGATTCCTCCTCCAAAGGCGCAACGAAGCACTTAAGGTTATCATCCATTCTCCAAGTTCTTTTCAAAAAAGAGGCGTCTTCAATGTTAATGAATGGTACGCTTTCTGATTCCTTATCGGCCATTGTGTAAACAATGTTCAATGTGGCAAAGGTTTCCGATATGGAGCTATGGTTGAACCAATCACACTCCCGTGAAACCGACATTATATTGTCGTCACCGTAGGTCATCAAATTGACATTTTTCTTAAAAGTAGAAACAGAATGTTCAGGATTAAGCATGAAATAAACATATCTCATCCTCAAGCTATTAACTATACTATTTAAAATAACTGTCAAAGGATTACCAGATGGGTTAGAACCATAGAATTGTACTAAATCTCCATTGAAATCAACTAAGGCAAAGGCAGTATCTTCGGCAATACACCTAACAATTTGTATATCCTCCTCAGAATAATTGCCAGACAATTGACAAAAGTATATTATTATGTCAAATGCAGCCAAGATTTCCTTAGGACTCATACGTTTGTCGAAAGCCTTATAATCACCAGCCACTATACGGTCAGTACCGTTCTTGACAATGTACTCGTAAAGTTCATGCCATTCCAGGGACTGTGCTATAGTACCTGGAGCAGCCTCAAAGGCAAACCGCTCATTTTGAAGCAAACGAGCAAATGAAAGCAAGTATTTTCTGACGATAAGAGACCAATCCATGGTTGCACCTGTAAAAACACGAGTTTTACCAACCTTTGCTTTTTTGAAAGAAACTGGTTCATCCTTCAAATGAGCACAGAAGTTCGGATGAAACTGTTGATTTTGACGATAACATTTTAATATGTCGTCCATCCTATCACCAATTTCTTCGTCTACTTCAACGGGATCCTGCATGCCATGATTAGGCGGTATACTACGTAAGAAATACTTCTTTGATTTCTTCCATGGATTACCCGCACTAGTATTTCGCTTCATCTTATCAATGTAGGCAACTTGAGCCCCGTTGATCGTTGTGAAATCATCTAGAACCATCAACATGTCTTTGACATTATCTACACTTTCAAGATTGTTGCAAACATCGCTGATGTATCCTTCAACACAATGATTGAGAATTCCCGTATCGAGCTCAGAAATAGGTTTAACTAAATCTTTTGCAGCAATATGCCACGGAACCCATGACTTCATTTCAGGTTTACAAAACTTAATTTCATAGCCCTTATCAATAAGGAACGTACTCATTGGTGAATTTTCAACATTTGATTTAGATTTACCACGAAAATCGGTAAATGAACCATAGACATTAACACAACCATCATCGATGAAACGAAAAACGGACTTCTTGTGTAAATCTCCAACCTCGCGTTTAACGTTAACAGATGATATCGAAGATAAATTCCCTGATTGAACATTGAAGTTTTTCAAACTATTGTAAATTTCAGTAACAAACGCTCCATCGATCTCTGTAGCCAAAACAGTCTTATCAAAATTACCGGCTAAACAATGTAAACCAACAATACTATAACCGTAAGAACTGTTTATAATGAGGGGAGAACCACATTCACCATTTTTCGTCGATGAATCACGTAATTGTCCTAACCACATATTGACTCTTGCATCAATGTTCTTTTTACGGAAATTAAGATTGCGTTCCTCAGTTCGTCTAATTGCCAAGACAGGAATTGGGTTGAATTTCCCTTTACTGTCTTTGGTAGCATAGGATCCATCAAAGATTCCATTAGACTTACCCACTTGGAAATATTTGATAATCTGTTTCTTTGGCGGTAATGTTCTAAATGTTAAAAAAGCCAAATCTTTCGATGGGATGCGAAAAACATCGCTTTCAGACATAACAAACTTCAAATTAGAGTTCACTCCAAGTGAACAAGATTGAATAACGTCGATGTAAGTTGGTTCAGACATCTGGGGTATATTATGGTTATTTGTAATATATACATGACCACCTATCCCTAGAGCCCGACCTTCTACATATCCTGGAGAATCAGTCTTGTTTATCTTCATGACAATAACGTTTTCAGATATCTTCTTACAAAAAGCATTGAAATCCATACTTTTCGAAGATGAACTTTCTCGTGAAAAGTTTGCGGGACACAAATCAAATGAATTGTTATACCAAACGTTTTCTCGCCCATCAAGTTCGTCAACAGGTCGTTCACCAACAAGCTCAGTTTCCTTGCCCTGAGGACTAATGGTTTTATACACTTTGTACATGGCGTAAGCTGCCACTGTAATAGCAGCTATAGTCGCCAAAACCTTAGGGCTACTGATTGTCCCTTGAACAGATTCACCTATACGGTACCAGTCCTCTCGAGTTACACTTCTCCTTTTCAACTCGCGAACACACATGTTGAACTTCCTTCTACAATACTTGCTTAAAACATAATAATAGAAGTAAAATCGTGTTAACTGAATAAAGTAACTGTTCCAAATGATATTGAGACAAAAGAATCCAACAATAGTCGTTACGATAGTTGTCGTATCACTCTGAACTGTTGACATGCACATAGTATCTGGCAAATTACAACATAAACACAGATTAACTTTGCGCATTTCAAAAACACACTCTTGAACTCGATTCTGGTCGGTATTAAAACTTGTGATGGTTTTATCCAACCACATAAGTAAACCACGCAAATCAATGTTCG